AACCCATTCGCCGCCAAGCCCTACGCCAAGGGCGCCGCCATGAAGCCCTGCCCAGGTTGCAAGTCGGGGGCCAAATGCAAAGCCGCTGGCAAGTGCCTGGCCAAGGGGAAGTAAATGCCCAAGACCGCAGCCTGGACCCGCAAAGAGGGTAAAGCTGAAAACGGGGGCCTCAACGCCAAGGGCCGCGCCAGCTACAACAAGGCCAACCCAGGCAAGCCAGGATTGAAAGCCCCGCAGCCAGAGGGCGGTGCCCGACGCGATTCGTTTTGTGCCCGCATGGAGGGCATGAAGGCCAAAAACACCAGCGCCAAGACCGCGAATGACCCCGATTCGCGCATCAACAAGTCGTTGAAAGCCTGGAAGTGCTGACATGACAGCGATGGAAGAAAAGGTCCTATTCGACCACATGCTGCGTATACCCAAATTGAGAGATTGGCTGGATCACCAGCTCAGTTTGCAGATCAAGACGTTGATGCTGAACCCCGACATCGAGCAGCTTCGCCAGGCCCAGGGCCGCGCGCAATTGCTTAACTCGATCAAGGACAAGCTCGATGCCGCCAAATCTACCGCGTCGCGGTAGTTGACTAACGTGTTAGTGTGTGTTAGTCTTCCATCAACCTGACAAACTGGCTCGTCCAGTACAGGAGTTAATTTATGGCCCAGTTGCCACGCAGACTTCAGGAACAGCTTGAAGCGGCTGATGCGATCCTTGCTCAACAGAACAAGCCCGCAGCGCCACAAACCCAAGTCCCTGACGCCCAGGAGCAACAAGAGCTACCCGATGAGGTCATCGAGGAAGCTGTCACTCCACCCCAAGCCGAGCCCAAACCCGAGCCGCCGAAATCGACGGACTGGGAGCACAAGTTCAAAACGCTACAGGGTATCTTCAATGCCGAGGTTCCGCGCCTGCAACAGCAGGTCAACGAGTTGACGGATAGCAACAAGCGTGCGATCCAGAAACTTGAAGCCGCAGCAGAGAAGCCAAAGGAGCCAGCCAAGCCAGATGAGCCCGCAACGGACCCCCGAGATGTCGATGCGTTCGGTGAGGACCTAGTCGGCATGGTGCAGCGAATGATCAAGTCCAGCATGGGCGCGATTGGTTCGCAGTTGACACGTCAGGCGGCTGACTTTGAATCGCGGTTGGCTCAAATCGAGCACACCGTTCAAGGGACAGCGAAGACAGTTGAGTTCACAGTGGAAGAAGCCTTCTTCTCACGTCTGGCCAAACAGGTGCCCGACTGGGAGGAGATCAACCGCGACGAGCGATTTCTAACGTGGCTGGCAGAAGTAGACCCCGTCTATGGCCAACCCCGCCAGGCTGCCCTGATGGCCGCGCAGAAATCACTCGACGCTGATCGGGCCACCGCAGTGTTCACGGCGTTCAAAAACACCCTGCCCAAACCCCCGAAGCAGAACCAGCTCAACAAACAGGTTAGCCCCCGTCCAGGTGCTTCCGCTCAGGTCACTCCAACTGAGGCCCCGATCTACAACACCAAACAGATCGAGGACTTCTACATGGCGCTTGCAAAAGGCCAGTACAGGGGGCGTGAACAGGAAGCCGCCGAGATTGAGGTACTCATCAACAGCGCGATAGCCGAAGGTCGCATCAGTTAATTCAGGAGCCCATCATGGCCGCAATTTTTCCCGTAACAGGCGCGTTTGCCGCAGGCAACCTTACCACCTCTGACTCTTACTCAGGTAAGTTCATCCCCGCTGTCTGGTCGGCCAAGCTGAACGCCAAGTTCTACGCAGCCTCCATCTACGGTGAGATCGCCAACACCGACTGGCAGGGCGAAATCGCCAACGTGGGCGACAAGGTGTACATCAACACCGCACCTACTCTGACCGTGGCCAACTATGTCGCCGGTCAGACCCTGACCTACCAGGTTCCCGTGCCTGACATGCAGGAGATGTTGATCGACAAGGGCAAGTATTTTGCCTTCCAGATCAACGATGTGCTGGAGTACCAGGCCAAGCCGAACCTGATGGACATGTTCTCCACTGACGCAGGTGAGCAGATGCGCATTGCCATCGACTCGACCGTGGTCTACAACACGTTCAACCAGATGGTCGCGGCCAACCGGGGCGCCACCGCAGGCGTGCGCTCAGCCAGCTACGCAATGGGCACCGATGCCGCCCCCATTGCCCTGACGGCACTCAACGTGGTCCAGAAGGTGCTGGAGATGGCGTCTATCCTGGACGAGCAGAACGTGCCCGATAGCGACCGTTACCTGTTGATCGACCCACGGACCCGCGCCCTTCTGTTCCAGTCCGAGCTGGCCCGCGCCTACTCGACCGGCGACAGCGTGAGCCCTGTTCGCAACGGCAAGATCGGCGCGATCGACCGCTTCACGGTGTACGTGACCAACCAGCTCCCCCGTGGCCTGGCTGGCACCGCAACCCCGTGGCTGTCCGGTGATGGCACCGAAAACACCGTGACCACCACTGGTTCTGTGTTGGCTCGTCGCGCCATCCTTGCTGGTCACAAGTCGGCCCTGACGTTCGCCTCGCAGATCACCAAGATGGAGACCGTGCGCAACCAGAACGACTTCGGTGACTTCATCCGGTCGTTAAACGTTTACGGTTACCGCATGGTGAAGCCTGAAGCCCAGGCTTTGCTGATTGCTGCTTGAAGCTAACGTGTTAGTCTGATAGAATGGCCTGGCTCACACCGGGCCATTCTTTTATGTGGGGACGAGATGACATCTGTCGACGAATTCCTCCCAGGGGTTTTACCGCTGGTGATCGGGTGCCCGATCCCTACCGCACGAGAGGCGCTGGTCAACGCGGCCATCCTTTTCTGCGAAGACTCCCATGTGGTGCAGGAAACGCTAGACGCGTTCACCACGGAGCCAGGCGAGGCTCGGTATGAGCTGGACCCTCCCAGCCAGCAGCGCACTGCCCGCATCCTTCGGGTGACGGTCGACGGTCGCGAGATCGGTATGTACCCGCTCGCGCAAGCGCCCAAGGCGCAGCAGCACAGGTCTCGCCCAACCGTGGCCTACACGGCGATGGAGGACGGTGTCCTGGAGATGGTTTTGTACCCGACGCCCGACGCCGAGTACGAGATCTCGGTGGAAGCTGCCCTGCGGCCCAACCGCAACGCCACCAGAGTGAACTCGGTTCTGTACCAGGAGTGGTACGAGGCGATCTGTCATGGTGCGGTGCACAAGATTGCCGCCATCCCGAACCAGTCATTCAGCAGCGACGCTGTTTCAGGACGGGCCTTGATGATGTTCTTGCGTGAGACGAGCAAGGCCAAGAACGAGTCGTACAAGGGCAAAGTTCGCGCTAGCCTGACTGTGCGGCCACGGAAGTTTTAAGGAGTCAGCGTGCCCATCACAGCCCAGTCCATCATCCGCCGCGCAACAGACATCCTGCAAGACCAGACATCTGTGCGCTGGCCTGTGGGTGAGTTGGCGCGCTACTTCAACGACGCCCAACGGGTGATCATCAAGCAGCGCCCGGACGCGATGAACACCACCGCCACCATGACACTGGCGCTGGGTCCGCGCCAAGACCTCGATGACGGCGCGCTACCCCTGCCCCCAGCGAAGCTGATCGAGATAACGCGCAACATGGCCGCGTCATCCACCCGGGGCGCGATCACAAAAGTGGAGCGCGGCATTCTGGACAGTCAGACACCAGGCTGGTACGTCATCCCGCCCAGCGTCAACGTCATCCATTACATGTGTGACCCGCGCGACCCGAAGACTTTCTACGTCTACCCACCTGCCACCGCATTGGCGCAACTTGAAGTGATGTATTGCGCTTTCCCGGCGGACATCCCTGAGCCTGTCGACGGCTCGACTTGGATCGATGTAACGGGAAATATGAGCGTGCCACCGATCTACGCCGATGACGTTCTGGACCTGATTCTGGCGCGCGCTTACAGCAAGGACTCGGAGTTCGCAGGCAACGCCCAGCTGGCCGCCGCTTACCTGCAAAAAGCCAGCATGTCCCTTGCGGGCGAGATTGCAGCCACCGTGGCCGTCGGACCCAAGCCATAACCCCAACCCATCCAAAGGAATCACCATGACACTCTCCGCCACCGCACTCACCGCCTTCAACACCGCCGACGCAGCCGCCTCAGTCACCGGCCTTGCCTCGGGCACGGTCCAGATCCTCGACGCAGGCGGCACCGTGCTGGCCAGCGCCAGCCTGGGCACGCCCACCGCATCTGGCGCGGTCATGACAGGCGGCGGCTTCCCCAAGACCGTGACCGCCGCAGCCACCGGCACCGCAGCAAGCGCGCGCATGCGAACCAGTGGCGCCGCAGACTGGAAAACCGCCATGTCAGTCGGCCTCTCAGGCTCGGGCGCTCAAGTGATCCTATCCAGCTTGTCAGTCACCAGCGGCCAGTCGGTGCAGTTCAACAGCGCCACCCTGAGCCACAGCGGCACATCGGCGTAAGCGAGGG